TAAGTTTGCTCAAGATGCATTAATGGCTGCCGCATCGTTAGTTGTCATGTCTGGGTCTCTTGTTCTCGCGGCAAACGCAATTAAAACCATCGCAGAATTAGATCCGGATTCGTTAAAACAGGCTGGGATCGCGCTTGGAGCAGTTCTCCTTGCGTTCACTGCATTGTCTCTCGTTGGAATGACTCCACTTGCTGACGGAATGATAATTATAGCTGCCGCATTGGTTATATTCGGTTTTGCGTTATTAGAAGTTGCAGCTGCGGCATATTTGTTCTCTTCGGCAGTAATAACAATCACAACCGCGTTGATGATGCTTTCAAGTATGTCAACCGAATCTGTGCAGCAGCTTGCAGAAAACATCCCGATCATGATGCAGGCTCTTGGTGAAGGCGTTGCTGAAGGTATAAGTGCTTTTGTCAGTACAATACTTACTAACGTGATTGGTGCTATTGGCGCTATCTTACAGGCAATACTAGAAAAAGGACCTGAGTTTATAAGCACTGGTATCGAGCTTATTAAGAATTTCATAATAGGTATGGTTTCTTGTGCTGGGCAGGCCATTCAGGCGGTTGTCGACATTATTGTGTCGATTGTTCAGTTTGTTATGAGCTTCGTTAACTCTTTCATTAGCCTTGGAGCCGGTATTATATCTGCGCTTGCTACAGGAATTGCTAATGGTATAACGCTTATAATCAACTGTTTCTTTACTGTTATGTCCGCTATTGTTCAGGTTGTTGGGGCGTATATCAGCGGCTTCGTTGAGATCGGCAAACAGTTTGTTGAAGGTATTGTAAATGGAATTGTAGACGGAGCGACCTATTTATTTGAAAAAGCCAAAGAGCTCGCCACTGGTTTGCTTAACGCTGTTAAGGAAACGCTTGGTATCGCTTCTCCTTCAAAAGAAGGCGAAATAATTGGTAATTTCCTTGACATGGGTATTGGCGATGGCGTTACCGAAATGATTCCTTACGTTAATGCCGCTGGTGCCGACATGGGTAGCAATCTTCTTAATACCGTTGGACAGTATGTAAATGCTGAAAACGGAGCGGCGCAAGGTGCAGAGTATGCGGGTGCTGTTGCTAATGCGGTTAAAGAAGGTTTAGCCGGTCTTCCTTCGATTCCTGAAGGCGCACTTGATATTGGCGCCGGGGGAGACATCGTTAAGAAATGGCAGAATCAAATGGCCATAAACGAAATTAACAACAAGCGTAAAGCTAAGAAAAAGAGGGATGAGCAAGCTAGAAAAGACGCAAAGAAAGCCCAGGCAAGGAGAGAAAAGAAAAATAAAGATCCGTTAGAAGATCTTCTTGGCGGAAAGAGTGGAAAAGGCGGAGGCGGAGGTAGTAAGGGCGGAGGCTCTGGATCCGAAAAAGCTGAAAAAGCCGAAAAAGAATTTGATAAGCTTACAAAGATTATGGATTATGCCGATAAAGAAATTGGTATATTTAATAATCATTGGGCTTTAGGACTCGATACTCTTGGCAACGTGGAACCGATGCAGGCTTCAAAAGACGCGTTGGAACTCCTAGCGTTACAGCTTTACGAAACATCTCTTGCCGGCGAGACCGCTGACGATAGAGCGAAACGGATGGCAAAGTCTACTCCTGAGCTCTTGGAAGATGTTAAGAAAGCATATAAAGATTATCGGGACGAGGTTAAGAAAACCATCGACGGTCAGGTTGACATGTTCAAGATGTTCGATTTCGGTAAGAAAATTAGACCGGAAGAGATGATCGAGAATCAAAAGTCGAATCTTAGAGCTATCACCGAATATTCTCAGAGTATTGAGACGCTGGCTGAAAGAGGGCTTAGCAAAGATATTCTTCAGAATTTTGGTAAACGCGGTCTTAATTCTCTTGCTGATATGGGCACTCTTATCCAGATGACAGATGAGCAGTTCAAACAGTTTAACGAAGACTGGATGAAGGCTGGAAAGATGATTGACGATGTTACCAATCGTTATATGTCGAGTTTGGCTTTCGTTAACGCTGGTTCTCAGGAGGGGTTTAAGCAAACTCTTGATCCTGTAACCGGAGAAGAGACTGGTACGCTCTATATGCAATCCGTACTTGATGGTATGAGAAAAACCGCTGGACTTAACTTACAGGATGGTTCCGGTGTTTCTGAAGCCACGAAGGAAATTGCCGAAGGACTTTCTAAGGGTGTAACCGAAACTCTTGGCACCTCTGGAGAAAAGGATAAGGCTGCGTCTGCTGCTGGAGAACTCGGCTCTAAAGTCACCGAAGCAATCGACAACACGGCTTCAGCAGATGCTGGTCGTACTATCGGTGTTAACCTCTGCGAAGGTATTGCTGAAGGAATCCGTTCTGGTATCGAGGTCGCGACTACTGCGGCTGAAGAACTGGCTCTTAAGTTAGTCGAAACTGTTAAGAATGCTCTCGGTATTGCGTCACCTTCTAAGGTATTCGCGGATCTTGGTTACTACTCAGATCTCGGACTGTCAGGTGGTCTTACAAAATACGGCACTATTGTTCGCGAAGCTGCGGCTGATACGGCTCTTGGTGCTGTAGATGAGATGTCTGGAGTATTTGGTAGGATCGCTGACATTGTTGACGGCACTATCGACTTAGATCCCACAATTCGTCCGGTTCTTGATCTCACAAATCTTCAGTACGGAGCCACTCAGATTGGGTCTCTATTAGGTCTTAATGACCCGTACGCACTTAATGCTGTAGCTGGCATCACGGGAATTCAAAATGACGCTAGTTTGATGGCTAGTCTCACCGGTTCCCTTACCGATGCTATCAACGGAATGAAGAAGGATCAGGAAACCGCACAAGTTACTATTAACATTTATCCTCAGGAAGGCCAGTCTGCTGAAGAAATTGCAGAAGAGGTTTCCTGGAGACTTAATCACGACGTTCTTAAACGAAGGGCTGTATACGGAGGCACGTAATGAATCCATTGAACGTAAATGCAAGTTATTACGAAGTCATGAGGCATTACCTCGTAATCGACGGTAAGTCTACTAAAGATTTCGGGGTGTATCTCTCTGGCGACGGTACGTTCAAGGCCCCCGAGAAAAACGTTGAAGAATTCACTATCCCAGGTCGTAACGGGACTTTCCACTACTCAGTACCTGATACGTACAAGAACGTGAAGGTCCCTTACGACTGTTTTATATTTAAAGATTTCAAGCGTAACGTAGCCTCTTTCCGTTCCTTCCTCCTTTCCAGAAAGGGCTACGTGCGGATCGAAGACACACATCATCCGGACGAATTCAGACTGGGCATGTTCCACGAAGAGTTCGATCCGGAGGTGTTTGTCGATCTTACAGCCGCTCAGTTTACGATTAACTTTGACTGTAGACCGGAGAGGTGGCTTAAAAGTGGGGAGGAAGCTATTACATATACCGAAAACGGTGAAATTTACAATCCGACTGATTTTGTTGCAAAGCCTATACTCAGAATTTATGGAGAAGTAGGAGTTAACTGCGGTATAAATATCGAACCTAAAACCGGTGCTCGTACAGAAATTGCAGTTATTATTCCTCCCGAAGGGTATGTGGATGTAGATACAGAGATTATGGAAGTTTATGCCGGCAGTACATCTTACAATGCTAATCTTTCATACCATGGTACTAATACAAAAAGAGAATTCCCAGTGATTAACCCTGGTGTGAATGGTGTTCGGTTTTCACATGGAACAAAATTAGAAGTGATTCCACGCTGGTGGATTTTATAAGGAGGTAAAGATGATACCCGTTTTGTTTGATCCGTCTACAACTTCCTTTAATTCTAACGGCATTGGATCTTTAATTGACACAATTTCTTGTAAAGTAATTGAAGAATTAAATGGCCAATACGAACTAGAAATGACTTATCCGAAGACAGGTAAGTACTTTTCTGAAATTAAGTACTCATCTATTATTTTAGCTAAGCCGTTTCAAAATGGTGAGTTTCAGGCTTTCCGTATTTATAAAATCAGTAAGCCTATGAAAGGGAATGTACAGATTTACGCTCGTCACATTTCTTATCAACTTAACTACATTCCTTGTTCTGCTTTCTCTGGGCAGTCTTGCTCTGAAGTTATGGCGAATATTAAGACTGCTGTGGCAGAGTATTGTCCGTTTAACTTTAGTACTGAAATTACAGAGAATCGAACCAAGCAAAGTAAGAATCTTTTAGCTAATCTTAGTACATCAGAAGATCCGGAAGCCAACGTTCCTACTTATGATTCCAGTATCCTATATGTTGTCGGTGATTATGTTAAGTATGATGGTAAAACGTACAAGTGCATTCGCGATATAGAAGAAGCTAAACCTTGGGAGGATAATAAAAAGTTCTTTGAGTTAAGTCCAGTACCTTTCATAGGTTATATTAACGCGTCAATTATTAATGGTGTATTAACAGAAGATAAAAATGCCCTTACTGTTTGGGTCAAATGTGAGAAGAGTAAGCGTTATGTCATTACAAAAATGATTAGTAACTTTTTCTCAATAGGAACTATGACTAAAGTACCTTCTGAAGGAAAGACTGTTGATAATGTTATAGCGGATCCGACAAAGAGAAAACTAGAGTATACAACGTCTCCTGACGCAGAGTACTTGCTTGTTTACCTATTCCAAAGAACCGCTGATGGCGACATAATGGACAGAATTGTTAATTCTGCTGCTATCAGATCTCTCGGCACCTATACCTGGATGCTCTACGAACCTAAAACGATTAGAACTTTTCTTCTTGGTGAAGATGACAACTCTATTCAGGCTATATATGGTGGAGAGTATGAGTGGGATAACTACAATGTTATCTTACATGAGAATAGAGGTTCTGACAAAGGCGTTAGGATTCGCTATGGTAAGAATCTAATCGACTTAACTCAGGAAGAAAATATTGAAAATACTATTACCGGTATTTATCCTGTCTGGAAATCAGACGGAACTGTAGCTGAACTCCCTGAAAAGGTTGTTCACTCTAGTAATGCCGGTAATTTTCCATATTTAAGAACAGTTATTCAAGATTTCTCGGGAGACTTTGATCAAATGCCGACGGAAGACGAACTCCGTGATATGGCTAATCTCTACATTCAAAATGAGGGGATCGGAGTTCCTGAGGTTAGTCTTACAGTTAACTTTGTAAATCTATCTGAGACCGAAGAGTATAAAAACGTACTGGCGCTTCAAACTGTGAATTTAGGCGATCTTGTTACGGTAGAATTTCCTGATCTCGAAGTAATGACAAAGCAGAAGGTTTCTAAGACAGAATATGACGTTTTAAACGAAAGATATTTGACTATTACTATTGGAAACCTTGAAAAGAAAATTGATACCACTTTAGAAGATCAGATGAATGCTCTTTCGCAGAAGGTTTCGGAAGAAGAGGCTCAAAACAAAATTGATCGTGCAACTGGTATCTTAAATGCCGGCACAAGAGGGCACGTCATTATTGGAAGAAACGACGATGGTTTTGCTAACGAAACGTTCTATCTTGATAATTCTAACGTTGCTCTTGCTAAAAATGTTTTAAGAATTAACATGAACGGCATCGGATTCAGTTCTAATGGATTACGTGGTCCATACTATCAGGCTTGGACTCTCGATGGGCATTTAAGTCTTGGTGGCATCGGAAACAACCATGGAACTCTTGAAATTTTAGATTCTGACGGAACCCTCATCGGCTCTTGGGATAATAACGGTATTAACTCTCTTAAAGGATCGATACGAAGTACCTCTTTTCATTCATCGAACGACGAGTTTTATGTTGAAGAAAACGGCGACGAAGCTGTTGAAGTTGGATGGTCTGGCTGGTCTGTTTGGAATCGAATTATGCAGTCCAATCATATGGGTTGGGAGACTAATTCAGATCCTTCAGCAGAAAAAAATAATCCAGCATCTGATACATCAGCATCAGCAGCTATAAATGGCGGTGATCTCGAAGACGGTGATGATTACGAAGTAGAGGATGAAGACGGAAATAAGCAGGGTTGGGCTAGTTCAGGTAACGGATACGCTGGTACTGCTGGATTTAAGGCACTGTGGCTCGACAGAAAAGAGTTTTACAAGGGTTCGTCTAATTACTCTTACACACACGAGGGAAGAAGTGACTTTCATTTATGGGACGTCG